GAAGATCGACAGCAAGGAGGTCAAACGCAGATGCGCCATGAAGACACGCGGTCTGTGGGACCAGAAGGTGGGACCGGACGCGGCGGACGCGGCCCTGATCGGCCGCTACCACGCGATCCGGGAGGCCTATCGCAACCTCCGCCGCAAACGATGAACGCACGCTGTCCATTCTGTAGTCGGCCCATCGTGGTGGGGGAGACGACCACGGCGAAGCAACGTGAGGCCGGTCTTGTGTACCTGCTCACCCGGTGTGTCCACTGCAACGTCCGTATAGACGCGGCCGGGGTTGGGAGGGAGGAAGCCGAAAGGGACCTCACGGACCGGCTGCGTAAGCGTGAGGGGACCACCCCGGACCAGTGGAGGATCAAGGTACGACCCGAGCGGGGACGACGGAGGCGACGGTGACAGGGAAGAAGGTCAACAAGGATCAGATGGTCAAGGTGCGGGTCACCGAGGAGGAGGCGGAGCGGCTCCGTGAGCTCGCGGAGCGCGAAGGACTGACCGTGTCCGAGTATCTGCGCCGACGCGCGTTGCGGCGGCGAGCATCGGTGAGGGAGAGTGATCGATGAAAGAAGAAGGCCAGTGCCCATACTGCGGCCAGTGGTCGGAGGTGGTGTGCGAGGACTACGTTGCCCCGTTCGTCGAGGAGGACGAGAACGGGGAGGAGTTGGTTTCCCCCGTCCACGTCTGGGGGTGGTGGTGGAAGGACAGTGCTGACTGTCCCAAGTGCGGCGCCATGGTCCTCGTGGAGACGGAGTGCAGCTTCCGCAAGGTGGCGGCGTGACCGGTCAGCTTTCCCTGGGCCTCGAGCCGCCGACCACGACAGGCCGCGGCAGGTCACCGTCGCCGACCAACGCGCCCAAGACCGCGCCGAAACCAGACGGCCGCGATCCCCACGTCGTTCTGGAGGAGTGGTGCGATCAGGAGGAGTGCCTGATCTTCCTGTGGGGCGCGAATCCGCACATCTGCAACGCCAGGTCCCACTCGTCCCGCGATCCAGGGTTGGATCGGTGGGTGAAGCGCAAGCGGGCCGAGGAGATCCTGGCGGCCTACGGCTACGTGCACACGTCGAACCAGATCAAGCGCGAGCCGGGCAGCCAGATCGACATCAAGGCCAAGGTGTACAGGAGACGAAATGGTTAGAGTCATCGCACTGATACTAGTCGCGCTCGCAGGGTGCGAGTCGGCGCAGGTCAACTACGGCCCGGACCAGGGCCACGAGATGGACGGGGGGGCCGATACAGATGGGGACACCGACACGGACACCGACACGGACGCGGATGGCGACGGTGATAGCGACGGCGATAGCGACACCGACGCGGACACTGATACCGAGACTGGGACGGGCAGCGGCACTGACGCTGGAGATGATGAAGACGGCGGTGCGCCAGATGGGGGAGACGGCGATGCAGATACGGACACCGACACGGATGCCGACACTGACACCGTGGCCGACACCGACACTGAAACAGATGATTGGCCGGATGGCGGCACCGACACAGACGCAGACACCGACACGGACACCGACACGGACACCGACGCCGATACGGACACGGGCAGCGAGACGGACACCGACACGGAGACGGACACCCTATCGGACGTAGACGCTGGGCCGGACCTGTGCGCCACGGCCCCGGCGGATCCTGGGTTGTGGTGCGATCCAGAGTCCGGCTTGGTGTGGGAGGTGGACGGGCCGACCTATCCGAACGCGGGCTACTACGTCACCGAGGCCAGGTGCGGCGCACTCACCATCGGCGGCCTGTCCTGGCGGATCCCCGCCTACTACGGGGAACTCGACACCCTGGTCGAACCGGAGGGTGTCGGTGGGTGCCACTGGCAGGAGTCGGTGTTCGGGACGACGTGCTCGCCGATGATCTTCTGGACCGCACCATACGACCCGGAGGATCCGCTGCACCAGACCATCGGCATGAACTTCGACACGGGGGCGCCGGTGGGGATCAACTTTCTCACCTACAGCGCACGTGCGATCTGCATCGGGGAGTAGGAGGAGACGTGGCCAATGTCAGCGAACAGCACATCGCGGGCGTTGTCGTCACGTACCTCCAGCAGTTGGGGTGGGACGTGTACCAGGAGGTGCAGGTCAACTGGGGCGGCAACCGTGCGGACATCGTGGCCGTCCAGGGACCGGTGGTGCGCGTCATCGAGGTCAAGACGTCGTTCACCGCGGCCCTCCTCGAGCAGGCATGGTTCTGGACCCACTACGCCAACCTCGTGCACGTCGCAGTTCCGTACGAAAAGACTTCGTCCCGTGTCCGCGGCCGATCCATTCTCAAGCACTTCTGCCGCGAGCAGGGGATCGGCGTGTACGGGGTCGACGAGGCGCACAAGTACATCGTCGGCGAGTACCAGGCGGGGATCCGGGTCACCGAAACCGAGGAAGCGCGGTTGCGTCGGCGCGTCGGTGACCACCTCCGGTCGTCGCTGCGCGAGGAGCACAAGGAGTGGGGCGAGGCCGGGAACGCGCACAACCGGTACTGGACCCCGTTCAAGGGAACGTGCGAGGCGTGGCGGCGACACGTCGAGGCCCACCCGGGATGCACGCTCAAGGAGATCATCGCTGCGGTGGACCACCACTACGCGTCGGACAAGGGGGCCAAGTCGAGCATGATCAAGCTGATCGAGCGCGGTGTGGTGCCCGGGATCGAGGCACGGCGGGACGGCAGGGCGTGGACCCTGTGGCCGAAGAAGGACCCGCCAAGGGTACGCGGGCGCGGACGGGCGCCCCAGGGAGAGGCACAATGAAGGAGCGTTTCAAGGAGAAGGGGTTCAGACCCGAGACGTTGGCGGTGATCGAAATCTGCGAGGAAATCCTGGACGAGTACGCGGCCGAGGGGTACGACCTCACGCTGCGGCAGCTGTACTACCAGCTGGTGGCGCGGGATCTGTTCCCAGCGTCGTGGGCGGATCCGAAGACGGGCACGAAGAACCGCCAGAAGAACTACACACGCCTCGGCAACATCGTGAACGACGCCCGGCTCGCTGGTCTGCTGGACTGGGACGTGATCGTGGATCGCGGCCGCGAAACCGAGGCCAATTCCCACTGGTCCCACCCCGGGGGGATCCTGTTCGCCGCATCGAGGTGGTTCACCATCGACAAGTGGAAGGACCAGCCGATCCACGTCGAGGTTATGTGCGAAAAACAGGCGCTCGAGGGCGTGCTGGTGCCTGTGTGCCTGGACTTGGACGTGCCGTTCACCAGCAACAAGGGGTACGCGTCCCAGTCGTTCATGTACCGCAAGGGCAAGGAGATCGACGGTGCGATCCGGGACGGGAAGAAGGTTGTGGTGCTCTACCTGGGCGATCACGACCCGTCCGGCCTGGACATGGACCGGGACGTCCAGGAGCGGCTGTGGATGTTCGCGGCCACGGATGTGCGCGACGTGGACGTGCGGCGCGTCGCCCTCACCATGCCCCAGGTCAACACCTACGGACCGCCGCCGAACCCAGCCAAGGTCACGGACAGCAGGTTCGCCGACTACCGCAAGAAGCACGGTGACGAGTCGTGGGAGCTCGACGCACTGGAGCCGCGTGTCCTCGCCGACATGGTGAAGCGGAAGATCATCGACCTGCGCGACGACGACCTGTGGGACGAGGCGGTGAACGACGAGAAGATCATGAAGACCGAACTGTCCGAGATGGCGGCGAAGTACGACTCCAAGCGGTGGTTCGACAAGTGGGAGCGGCGGCGGAGGGACAGATCATGACCGTGAAGTGCCCCTACTGCGGCGGCGACGCCGAGCTTGTCGATAGCGCCGATGTGTACGACGGGCGCAGCTACGGCCCGATCTATCTGTGCCGCCCGTGCCAGGCATGGGTCGGTGTCCACAAGGCCGGACCGCTCAAGGGGGAACCGTTGGGACGACTCGCCGACGCCGAACTGCGCCAGTGGAAGCGGCGGGCACACGACGCGTTCGACGTGTTGTGGAAGGCCAAGATGCGGACCGGATACTCAAAGGGGATCGCCCGCAGGCTTGGGTATCGGTGGCTCGCCGACACGTTGGGAATCGAGGAGCACCGCTGCCACATCGGCATGTTCGACGTGGACCAGTGTCGGCGCGTCGTGGAGGTGTGTTCCAGGAGAGGCGAATGAAGATCGACGGACCCAAACCTGACGAACCGAACAACGTGATCCCGTTTGACCCAGGGCGCGACAGGCCCGAGCAACCGTGGCTGCGCAGGGAGTACCACAAGCGGGAGAAGTGCCATCACCTGCAGGTCGTGGTGAGCGCGGAGGATCGTCGGTGCTACTGCGGCGAATGCGACGTGGAGCTTGATCCGATCGCCGTGTTGCTCGAACTGGCCCACAAGGAGCGCAACCTCTACTACTCGCGCAAGGAGGTGCGGCGGTACGAAGGCCAGGTCCAGGAGTTGAAGCGCGAGGAACGACGAGTCAAGGCGAGATTGCGGCGGGCACAGAAACGGCTTGCCGAGACGGAGGATATGATCGATGCGACCGACCACAGAACAGCACCTACGCGCATTCAGGGAGGGGCGGGACGCGTGCCGCGCCGCAGCCGGGGATCCGGCGATGGTGCGTAATCCGTACCACGTGGTGAACGAGCGGAGGCAGTGGCAGTGGTGGAACCGCGGCTGGAACGCGTTCTGGAACCCGGCATGGAGTAGGTGATGCAACTTGCGCTCGAGCTCAAGGCGCCGTCGGCGGCGGGGACGGTCCACAAGGGGCCGATCATGGACGACGAGGGTCACGATGGGTGCGATTGCTGCGCCCAGCGACTGCGTTGCGGGAAGTGCGGCGCTCGCTACCTCGGCAGGCTGTACGCGTACTTTTACCGGTACGACACGGCCGACGAGGACGGGTACAAGGTGGGGATGAACGGCACGTTCGGGGATCTGCCCGGGCCGTGCTGCCTGGAGGAGGATCCGGTCGGGTTCGCGGCCGCGGAGGAGAACGACGGTTGGGGCGAAACCCTGGTGCGCCATGGACAGCGCGTCCTGGGAGGTTGGGGTGTCCTGGAAGGAAGGATCTGGATTCCGAAGACGTGGCCCACCGGGGACTCCCCGTGGGGCAAGTAGCAGAAAGGACTCTCCGATGAGATGGACAAGAATCTTCACCTACCTGTGGACCCTGCCGTGGGATCTGCTGGTGTGGCTCGCGGCCGTGGTGGTCGCGCTCGTGACCCGCGGCAAGCTGGCCTGGCAGGACATGGGGGTGTGGGCTGTCCTCCCCCCGCGCCAGTACCAGCGCAACGACTTGGTGTGGCTCGGTATCACCCTTGGGCACGGCGGTGTCCTGTCAGCTGTCGGGTTTGGGACGCGCCACGACACGACCAGGACCGAACGACACGAGGGGGTGCACGTTGAGCAGTTCGAGGCGATGGCCCTGGCCGGCGCGGTCCTGGGCCTGATCGTGTTCATCGGGTTCGCCGCAATCGGTGCGCTCGAGGTCGGCGCGTGGATCGGATCGCTGGTGTGGTTCGGCGCGTTCCCGGCGGTGATCGGTGCGGGCCACGTCGTCGCCAAGGTGCGTGGTGAACCCCTGTACTGGGGGGCGACGCACGAGGAGGCGGCGCGGGCCATCGCGGATGTGGAGGGCGAGAAGTGACCAAGATCGAGGACCAGTGCTGGAGGAATAAGCCGCCAGGTTGGAAGGTGGTTGGCACGTGGGGCAACGCCGTCGCCTGGTACAACCGCAAGAAGAAGTTGCGGGTCCTGGCGTCGGTGGACGAGATCGATGGCGAGCGGTGGCTCCACGTGTCCCTGTCCCATCCCCGGCGCCTCCCGACCTACGACGAGCTTTGCTACCTCAAGCGGCACTGGTTCGGCGCGGACGCTACCGCGGTGGAGATCCACGCGCCCAAGGACGAACACGTCAACCACCACGAGTTCTGTCGCCACTTGTGGGCGACCCTGGACAGGAAACTACTTCCCGATATGCGTCGGGCCGTGTCCGACGACGGGGAGTTGTCGATTTGAAAGGCGCCGCAGCCAGGCGCAGAAAGGGTAAACGGATGGAAGAGGCACAGAAAAATGGGCAGTTCAAGTTCGGTCAGGAGGTGTGGATCGTGGACCCGTGGCCCGAGTGGTGCGGGATCACGTCGCGTCACGCCGACGCCGTGTACAACGAGCAGATCCGCGTTCAGCGGCTCGTGTTCCTGTCCGAGGTCAAGTACTCACCGTCGGAGCGCGGCGGCGAGTGCCCTCCGGTCAAGGAGTTGCGCCTCGGCACCCACCTCGGCCACGTGATCAACGTGGCAGTGGACCGGGTCTTCGCCGATCCCGTCATGGCCACCGAGAAGGCGCTGGACGCGATCCGGGGCAAGGTCAACGAGCTCGACCACCTGCTCCAGCGGTACAAGCAGATCGCGGTGGAGACGCGCCAAGGAGGTGAGCCGTGAGGATAATCACCAACAGCGACTTGAAGCGGGCCGTCGAGGGGTTCCTGGATCAGCACCGGAAGGACATGCCATGCGCGATCCAGGTCAACGTCCTAGACACGGTCGTCCCCGGCACCGCCTTGGTACAGCTCCAGGAGCGGCAGCCCAGTTCCGTCCCGGCGATCTTCGCCCACGGGATCGGCGTGGGCATGTTGCGCGTGGCCCGGCGCCTGGACCGTGTCCTGACAGGGAGGGGGTGACCGATGGATCCTGCCGAATACACGGCGACCCAGACCAAGATCACCGCCATCGCAGCGGTGCTGCGCGATCTGGATCTTGCGGGCTTCTTGAACGCGATCCAGCGCAGCCAGACGGTCGCGCCGATCTTCGATCCGAGCCTCTATCGAAGGGGAGCGGCCAAGCTGGACCTGATGCGTCAGACGGCTAACGCCTTGTACCGTGCCCAGTGCGAACTCCCGGACGTGAAGCAGTGGATCGAGGCGCAAGAAGAACAGGACGCGGTCGAGTCCATGATGGGCATCGTACCGCAGAGAAGGGAGGGGCCATGAAGTTCGCACGACACCCCGGCGAGAACGAGTTCCCGTGGTACGAGGCGGAGATGGAGTGGAAGCGGTCGGTGGAGCGCAACGTGTGCTGGAACAGGCGCCTGGTCTTGATCTCGCTCGCCCTCGGGGCCGGGATCGCCGGGTTCATCACTGTGGTCACCGTGGTGATGTTTTAGAGGAAAGGGTAATCCTATGTCGAAGGTACGAATGCAGTTCGATTTCACGAAGGAGGCGGCGGACAAGATGAAGGAGATCCGCAAGCGGATCGACGCCGGGTCCAACGCCGAGGTGGTGCGCCGGGCCATGTCCCTCCTGGACTACGCCACCGGCGAGGCGGCGCAAGGCAGTAAGGTCGTGATCCGGCGACCAGACGGGGACGAGCACGTGGTCCTGGTCAAGTAGGACGCACGAGCGGAAAGGGTAATCCAATGGGCAACAACTTGGACCTCAACAAGATGCTGGGCGTGCCGCGCACGGTCCAGTGTCCACGGTGCCGCCGCACAGCACCCACATTCTCCGACGACTACGACGTGGAGTGCGGCGATCCGAACCCGGACGAGGGGTTCTGGGATCTTGGGATGTACTGTCCCGAGTGCGAGCACGAGTGGACGATGCGGTTCGCGGTGGATCTCGTCCAGGTGCCACCGGAACGGCAGTGTCAGAAGGGCCGCGTCGTGATCCAGTTCGAGCGGGACAAATCTAACGAGGAAGGTGTGTCGATGATCACCGAGTCCACGGTGGAGCTCGCGCAAGGCAGCGATCCGCTGACCCAGGACGACCTCCTGGAGATCCTGGCCACGGAGGTGGGTACGATCGCGGAGGCTACCGGGATCTCGCTGGGCCAAGTCCTGACCGAGATGGCCCTGGGCCACATCGTCGCACACGAACGGTACGACGCGCCCCCCAGTTGCTGCACGTGTGGCGCCGAACTCGATCCTGGACGGTACAGGTGCGACGACTGCCAGAACCCGGTCCACGACGCCACTGAGGAGGTCGGCGATGAATGACGAGCACTTGCGATACCTTGGATGCCTCAAGCTCCTGGAGGAGTGTTCGCCGCACGTGGATGACGAGATGCGGGAAAGCATCGAAAGGGCGTTCGAAGACGCGGTGGCGGCCTCCGGTGGGACGCTGAGGATGCACCGGCTGCTGGATCGGGTTTGCATCGACGTGGCAGTCCCCACCGAGAAGCCACAGCCATGAAGTACCTGTACAAGTTCAAGAATGTCCTCACCGGCGCCGAGGCGGTGGGCTACCTGCAGGGCAGCGGCGGCACGGCCGTTCCCATCGAGGCGATCCGGGACGAAGTGCGGCGAGTCGAGGCAGGCACGATACGGTTCAGCACAAGGTTCTTCGAACCGATCCCAGGGGCGGTCAAGATCCTGCTGCGTGGCGCCGACGACAAGTCCCACGACGACCCGGCCGGGTTCACCCTCATGGCGCTCAACGGCCTCCGGGTCGAGGCGGTGGAGGAGTAGATGTCGTACAAAAGCCAACTCCTGATCGACGGCAAGCAGGTGGGGACGGTCACGCCCCCCCTGGTCCACACCACCACGATCAAGTGCGAGCGGTTCACGGCACGGCCCGGGGACGTGTCGATCCGGTGCGTCCGCACCAGGGACAGGGATCTGTTCTACGCACTGACCGACGGTGCGCGGCGGCGACTGCCCGACCTGGAGATCCGCAACGAGGACGGTCGCTTCATGCGCCTGATCCGCCCACTGGTCCTGGGAGGGTTCGGGGATCCGCCCCGTGGTCGGCGCAACTGTGTGGCGCAATCCGTTAATCTGCGCCCGGAGAGGATAGGCGACAGATGACACATCGACTTACCAGGGACCTGCGCTTCTACGGGTTCACAATCCCCGCAGGTACCGAGTGCCGCGAGCTCACCGACGCCGAACTGGCCGCGTTCCGCGAGGAGAAGTCTCACCAGTACCCAGGGGGACCTCCCGGCTGCACATGGGCGGACGCAATGCTGGAAAACGCTCACCCCATATTCTGCCAGGGCAAGGTGCGGATCCTTCAGCGCGACGACTTCGCGCCTCGATAATCTCCGGCGTATATACTTGACAGGCGCCGCCGCGATCTCGTATATACAGAGCCAACGATGTCTATACGCGAGAAACGGCGCACTGCCCAGGTCAACCTCCGACTCACACCGGAGGAGCTGACCACGATCCGCAACGCCGCGACTGCGCTCGATGTCACCGTGACCGAATTGATGGTGGGCGCCACCCTTGACAAGATCAACAGTCAAGACGGGTCCCAGTTCAAGGGGACGCTCCGGCGTCTCCTCCAGGAGCACGGCTCATGACAGCGAAGGCCAAGGGCAGTGGTGGTTCGGCCAAACCACCGGCAAAGGCTAGTAGGGGCAAATCGCCCGGCCAGGGAAAGGCACCGAAGAAGCCGGGGAAAGTCCGGGCACCGCGGATCAACGTCGCCACCTTCAACAAGCTCCAGGACGCGTTCTTCAAGGACCAGAACATCGAGAAGGCGGCGAAGGCGGCGGGCGTCGGCTGGTCCACGGCGAAATTCTACATCGACGGTGCGGGGCGGCCGAACGAGGGCATGGCGCCGATTCGGAAGGCGTTCCTGGACGTCCAGGCCGAGGCCCAGGAGCGGAAGCAGTTGACCCTGATCAGGTTCCACGAGGAACAGGCCGAGGAGTTGGACGAGATCATCCAGGTGAGCCTGGCCGAGTTGCGCCTGATCAAGGCGGAGATCCTGGTGCGGGTCAAGGAGTACCAGGACAGCGACGGCAAGAAGATCAAGACCGGCGCGTCGTTGGCGTCGGCCCTGGGGACATACGAGCGCGGGGCGCGGCTGATGGAGCGGTTCCTGGGCGGGCCGGACCAGATCCACGAGCACCGCGGCGACGACCCGTTCCGGGACTGGACCGAGGACGAGGTGGTGGAGTTCATGACGACGGGCAAGATGCCCGACCACGCGAGGTAGAGATGGCAGTGGACAGGCGCGACGAGTGGATGCAGGTGACGCGACGTGGACGTGTGCGCGTGTTCGCCATTTATGACCACCCCAGGGACTACCCGGACTGCTTCGTTGTCCGCGCCATGGAAACGGCAGGCGACATCCCGCCATGGTGCGTGGTCTTCATGATGGAAGCGAAGTTCGCCGACACACTAGAGGCCGCACGCGGCCTGTTGCCTGGCGGACTTGTGAAAGTTGGGCCGTCACCAGGGGACGACCCTGTGATCGCGGAAGTTTGGATGTGACAAGGAGAGGCAGATGCAACAGCCACAGATGAAGATCGAGTTGGGGTCCTACGCCAAGGACGTCATCACCGGGTTCGAGGGGATCATCATGTCCTACACGTTCCACCTGACCGGGTGCGACATGGTGGCGTTAAAGCCCCGTGACCTGGACAAGGATGGGAAGGTCAAGGACGCGTTCTGGTGCGACTACACGCGCGTCGAGGTGATCAGCGGGCCGCCGCCCGAGATCCAGAAGGTCCTGGCGGCAGCCGCCGCCCAACAGCCGACGGACACGGGGTGCACCGGCGAGGAGTGCCCCGAGACGAGGGAGGTGTGACGTGGGTGATGGACCAGGCAAGAACGTTGCCCTGGAGATGCTGTGGGAGGTCATGGGCGCCAAGGACGCGCAGATCCTGACCACCAAGCACCCCGAGATCGTGCGGCGGTTCGGTGCCCTGATCGAGGACAGCGCCGAACGGGGGCGGTTGCGGCGGTTCCTGGGGATCCCGGACCACGCCACCGTTCGCAACCTGGACGAGCGCGTCGTGTTCACCACCCCGGAAACGTGCGCTACCGACAACGAGGTGCCGCCCACGGCGGTGGTGGACTACCTGTGCGGCCGCGTGGCCGCGCTCGAGGAGGAGCTGGCGCAGACCAGGGCGCGTCGGGCCGAGGCGGTGAACAGGATCGAGGAACAGCGTGTCGAGCGCCAGGAGATGATCGGCAGGATCGAGGAGATCGTGACCTACCTGGGCGAAGTGCGCGACAAACGGGACGCGTTGCGCCGTGTCCTGGTCGACCTCAAGCGCGAGGTGGGGGAGGGATAGGTGATGCCGTCCAAGGACGCGGGAACATTCACGATCCGTGTGGAACGCGGCCGGTGGCCGTGGACCGTGGATATCGTGGTGTACGACCGCGCCGGCGAGGTGGTGGAGAGGTGGCGCGACAAGCGTTTGGAGTCGACCCCGTGGTGGGTTTGCCTGTGGTGGCGGATCCTGGACAGACTGGAGGGACCATGACCACCATCGACGAGGCACTTGGAATCGAGGTCAGGATGCGGCGGGCCGTGCCGCGTCAGTTCGAGGCGGATGCGACCAAGCTCCCCGGGTCGCCACCTATCGGCCGCGGTTCCTCGGAGGCGGAGGCCAAGTTCGATCTGCTGGCCAAGCTGGCGTGGGACCGCGTCTATACGCGACCGACCTACGCGGCGATCGTGGACCGCCTGTTGCGGGCGGCGTGGAACGAACAGTGTTCGGTGCGGCGAGAAGCAGCCCCAGGGATCCGGGTCACCGCGGCGGACGATCAACGGCCCCAGGCGGCCGAATAAACGACGGGAGAGGCGCGATGATCAAGGCGAACGTCAGTGTGCACGATGTGATCGAACTGCTCAACGACTTGGTGGAGCGGGACCGGGACGGCATGGGGGTCCTGGTCAACACGCGGATCGCGGTGGAGCCGCCGGTGGCTCACCACCCAACGGTCCAGGTGCTGTTCCACAAGGCGGACGACGGGCGCACCCTGTACCTACTGGGCACGTTGGGCTTGCTCAACGGCCTGTTCGGTGTACAGGACAAGACGGGCGTCGGCGCCATCGCGGCCATCTACGAGGTGACGTGTCAGGAGTGCGGACTCCAGGCCAACACGGGACAGCGCGTTGGTGAGGAGTGCAAGGGGTGCGGCGGCCCACTGGTCCCGGGTCAGCTGGTGGAGTTCGCCCTGACAGACGCGGCCCAGGAGGATCTGGAACCGTTGCCGTTCGACGGCGGCGATGACGTCGGCCCTGTCGCGTTCGACGGGCCAGGCGAGGTGGAGGACTAGATGCACAGTATCAGCAAGGAATTCAAATTCGAGGCGGCACACCGACTGCCACTCCACGAGGGTGGATGCCGCAACCTGCACGGCCACAGCTACCGCGTCGTCGCCCATCTCGAGGGGGCCGAGTTGCGCCGTGTCGGTCCCTCCACCGGCATGGTCGCCGATTTCAAGGACCTGTCCACGGTGGTGCGCGGGATCCTGGACGAGGGGAAATGGTGCGGCGCGGACACGGTGCCGTGGGACCACGCCGTGATCCTGTGGGAGCAGGATCCGCTCCTGGAGGTGCTTCGTGCCGCGGACCTGGACCTGCGGGTCGTGGTGATGATCAACATGCCAACCGCTGAGAACATGGCCACCCTGCTCGCGTCGATGATCGCCAGGGGGTTGGCAGAGATCCCGGTGGTCGGCGCGGACGTGATCAGGGTGGACGTGTGGGAGACGGAGAAGTCGTGCGCCACGTGGGAGGCGCACTACGAGGAGGCGATCAAATGACAAAGCCGACAGAAGCAAACGCGCTCGCCGCGGTTCGGACCATGGTGGAGTACATCGGGGAGGACCCGGAGCGGGAGGGGTTGGTCGACACGCCGAAGCGCGTGGTCAAGTCCTGGAAGCACCTGTTCGGCGGCTACGACAAGAAGCCGGAGGGGATCCTCCAGACCGCGTTCGCCAGCGACAGCTACAACCAGATGGTGTGCCTCGGTCCCATCGAATACTGGTCCACGTGCGAGCACCACATCCTGCCGTTCTACGGCCACGTCTATGTCGCCTACCTGCCGGACAAGAACGGCAAGGTGGTGGGCGTGTCCAAGCTGGCGCGTGCCGTCGAGGTGTATGCACGCCGCCTCCAGATCCAGGAACGGATGACCGACCAGATCGCGGAAGTCGTGGAGAACACCGCAGGTGCCCTGGGCGTGGGCGTGCTGGTCCGGGGTCGTCACCTGTGCATGGTGGCGAGGGGGGTGGAGAAACGGGAAGCATGGATGACCACAACGGCCCTGCGTGGACGGTTCCTCGAGGACCCACGCACCAGGGGCGAGTTCATGGCCTTCGCGGGCCGGGAGGGGTAGGAGATGAAACGAGGAGCGGTGATCCTACTGTCAGGCGGGATCGACAGTACCACGTGCCTGGCGCGGCTACAGAACATGCACCTGATCGACCCGGAGGAGATCGTCGCCCTGATCTTCGACTACGGCCAGACGTTGCGGCGCGAGCTCGACGTGGCCGTGGACAACGCCCAGAAGTACGGCGCCCAGCCCAAGATCGTGCGGGTCGACCTGGGGTGGATGGCACCGGAGTGCGGCCTGTTGAAGGGCAACACCGAGGCGGTCAAGGGGCTTCCGAAGGGGCGCGGTCGTGGCCAGATCGAGGATGGCGGTACGCCGCCCAGCTACGTCCCGTTCCGCAACGGGATCTTCCTGGCCTACGCGGTCGGATTCGCCGAGGCCCACGGGATCAACAGCATCTACCTGGGCGCCAACGGGTTGGACAGCGGCAACTACTGGGACGACCGTCTGGAGTTTGTGGAGGCGATGGAGCGTGCGGCCCGGGAGGGCACCGACCCGTCGTTCCATCCGCGGATCTGCGCCCCGTTCGCCACCTGGCCCAAGGCCAAGATCGTGGACCTCGGTCGCAAGCTGGGCGTGGACTACGACGCCACGTGGTCGTGCTACTTGGACGGGGAGGCCCACTGCGGCGAGTGCGACTCGTGCCGCCAACGGGAGGACGCGTTGTGGGCCGGCGGCTGGTACGACGGGGAACAAACAGTCAAGACCCCGGACCAACTGGCCTACGACCGGGCGCACCGGGACGAGAGGGGGCACAACTGATGCTGTACAAGGTCCACGAGATCGTGCGGTCGATCCAGGGCGAGGGCGCCAGGATCGGTATTCCCACCACGTTCCTGCGTTTCAGCGGGTGCAACCTCAACTGTCCGTTCTGCGACACCAAGGAGCACACGAATGGCCGCGACATGTCCCTTCAGATGATCCTGGACGAGGTCGAGGAGTTGGGGTCCGACGTGGTGTCCCTGTGCGGCGGCGAACCCGCGCTTCAGGTCGACAACGTCCTGGTCCGCGCACTCCACGCGCTCGGCGCCATGCTCACCATCGAAACCAACGGCACGCTTGCCGTGGCCGAGGGGATCGACTACGTGGTGGTCAGTCCCAAGGTCGGCCCGTCGCGTCTGATCGAGAACTTCAGCCGCCCCGTCGCCGAGTTGAAGTATATCGTGGAGGCCGGGTGCAAGATCCCGGTGCCACTGATCGCCGCGGACAACTACTTCCTGTCCCCCGCGTACGACGGGGACCGGGTGGTCCAGGAGAACGTGGACTGGGCGGTGCACCTGATCGAGGAGAACACTAGCGAGATTCCCTGGCGGCTCAACGTCCAGGCGCACAAGGCGTGGGGGCTGTCATGAGGGTGTTCGAGGTCGTGATCAAGCGCCAGGATCTCGAGGCGGTGATCGAGACGCTGTATCCCAACGTCCTGATCAGCTACGTCTACGCCCAGCGGTTCCTGCCCACCGTGGACCTGCTCGATGACAGGTTCCACTTCTTCCTGGACAGCGGCGCCCACAGCGCCAACACCCTGGGCATCGAGATCGACATCGACGAGTACATGAAGTTCATCGCCGACCGGTCCCACATAATCGACGTGTACGCCGGGCTGGACGTGATCGGGGATCCGGTGGCCAGCGCGGAGAACCAGCGTGTCATGGAGGAGGCGGGGTTCGCGCCGTTGCCCACCTACCACTTCGGGGAGCCGATCGCGGTGCTTGAGGAGTTGGCCGAGCGATACGAGTTCTTCTGCCTGGGCGGTGTGGTGGGCAAGAGCGACGCGGCGAAGATCATCTGGCTCGACGACCTGTACGCCCGGGTCCTGGCCAAGTACCGGGACACCCGCAAGATCCATATGTTCGGCGTGGGCAGCGAGAAGATCCTGCGCCGCTACCCGTTCTACTCCGCGGACTCGTCGGCCGGTTCCCTCCAGGCGGGCAACAAGACGTGGCACATGCAGGACGGGCGCACCTACAAGCTGCGGGACCTGGCCGAGAAGGGACTCAACACCGTCGAGGCTGTGCTCGCCGCCCAAGTGGAACAACGCGAGGACCTGGCCGGCGCCGAGAAGTGCAAGGTGCGGTTCACGCGGTGGCTGATGAAACGACACCGCCTCCAGGAGTCCGTCACGTCGATGTGGCGCGAGCGCGGGATCGAGTGGAACGACCAGACACGCGCCGACACGGCGCCACAGGAGATGTGCGATGGCCAAGCTCAATGACCCGCGATGGATCGAGTTGCCCGTGGGCAAGCTCGTAGGCGCCGATTGGAACTACAAGGTGGAGGACCCAGACCAGGCCGAGAAACTGATCGCCAACATCAAGCGCAACGGTCAGGTGGAGAACATCCTGGTGCGCGAGTTGGACACGGGGTTCTTCGAGGTAATCAACGGGAACCACCGCCTCGCCGCGTTCAACCACCTCGGGATCAAGAAAGCGGTGTGCTTCAACTTCGGCCCGATCACCGACTCCCAGGCGTGGCGGATCGCCATCGAGACGAACGAGACGAAGTTCAAGCGCGACGACGCCAAGCTGGCGGTCCTGATCAAGGAGATGACCAGCGGCAGCGGCGCCGAGTTCAACGTGGCCGACCTCAACACCACGATGCCGTTCGACCGGGAAACCCTGGAGGGGTTCTCCCAGATGGTGGACTTCGACTGGAACGCGTTCAAGAAGGCCAACGACGAGCAGCTGAAGGCCCTCCAGGAGAAGAAGGACGCGAAGTCCAACGTGACGATCACCGTGGAGGCGACGTGTCCAGAGTGCGGCCACAAGTTCCAGGTGAGCGGCAAGAAGAAGTAGCGTGGACGCGGCAATCCACAAGGACTTCCGCCCTCCTGTGGGCCACCTCCCGCGGCTGGTCGCGGACAAGTTCATCCGTCCACCGTCCCGGGACAGGCTGATCAAGCGTGCCGTGGCGATACGCAACCACCACATCGCCCTCGCTCGCAAGTCGGCGTCGGCGTTCATGGAGTACGCGTTCCTGGACGAGTCGAGCCGCCTTCCCTACGCCCAGCAGTGGTTCCACGACGAGTGGCACCAGGCCTGGGATCGGTATCAGCGGGTCATGGTGATCGCGCCTCGTGACCACGCCAAGACCAGCAACGTGGTGGGGCGCGTGATCTGGGAACTGGGCAACAACCCGAACCTGCGGACCAAGGTGGTGTGCGCGAGCGACGGCCGGGCCAAGGAGCGCCTGTTCGAGATCGACCAGCACATCACCACGAACCCCCGTGTCCGGGAGGTGTTCCCCGACCTACGGCCGAACCCAGACGCGCCCTGGAACGCCCACCGTCTGGTCCTGATGCGATCCGCGAGGCACAGGGACGCGTCGGTGGAGGCCCTGGGCATCACCTCCACGGCGACTGGCGGCCGCGCCGACCTGCTGATCGCCGACGACGTGGTGGACCGCCGCAACGCCCTCACCTTCCCGGCCCTCCGCGAGCAGATCAAGCAGGCATGGAAGGCGGACTGGACCAACCTCCTGGAGCCGGACAGCCGCGTCTGGTACATCTGCACGTTGTGGCACCCCGGGGACCTGTCCCACGAGATCATGGGCGGCAGCACGTACAAGGTGCTGCGGTACGACATCGACGCCAACTTCGGCGCGATCTGGCCGGACAAGTGGAGTGAGGCCGCGCTGCGGATGCGGTTCGACGAGATCCAGAGCATCGAGTTCAACCGTGCCTTCCGCAACCAGGCGATCGACATCGAGTCCGCGCTGATCCGACCGGACTGGTTCGAGTTCAGCGACCTGCGCCAGGACCAACGGTTCGCCGAGTTGGTGGAGCAGGATCGGTTGGTGTTCTTCACCAGCTACGACCCCGCCGGCACGCCGAACCCACGGTCCAAGACCAGCAAGCAGCAGGACTACACTGGGTGCTGCGTTGGCGCGATCGACCAGGAGCGCGGGGTCCTGTACATCGTGGACGCCTGGCACCAGCGGATGTCGGTCAAGACCCTGGCCGACGTGATCCACGCCGAGGCGCAGACATACGATCCGTGGCTGGTCCTGATCGAGAAGATCGGCCTGTCCACCGTGGACGAGTGGGTGATCAACGAGCACCCCGAGATGGAGGGCCACATCAAGGTCACCAAGCCCAAGATCAGCAAGCAGATGCGCCTTCTCGGCGCCACCCCGTTGCTGGAAAAGGGCAAGGTGGTGTTCTCGGCCCACCTGGACCCGAACGGCGGTCTGTTCGACGGCAGCCGCGGCAGCCTTGTGGACGAACTGATCGAGTTCCCGTTCGGCAAGCACGACGACATGGTGGACGCCTTTTCGCAGCTGGTCGGTGCTGCACGGACGCACTTCCTTGACGTGGACGCCGACGGGGGGGAAGATGTAATGGAGATCCACATCGGCGACGAGGACGAGCATGAGTACCCGTTCTAAATCCACGACCATGCGCGATGTGGAAACCGGCGCGGAGTACAGCCGCTACGACAACGGAGACGTGACCGTGACCACCGAGATTGCACAGCACCCCTACCGCGCCCTCGCGGGCAAGGCATTCGTCACCCTGGACGACACCGTGATCGCCGCGGTCAACGACGACCAGTGGGAGCGGGTCCTGGGTCTGCGCCTGGGCCTTCCCGGGGGCACCGAGGTGGACGTGGACGACGCCGAGCTCGAGCGTGCCCTCGAGGACATCGAGGAGTGCGACGAGGTGTGGGAGGAGGCGGTGGAGATCCGACCGGACCTGTTCACCGGCGGCCCCGACCACATGGAACTCCTGGTGCCGTGCGTGGTCCGAGACGGGGACCTGCCGCCCGTCCGCGTCCTGATCCCGACCGGAACCCTACGTGACCACTTCCAACGGGCAGAACCCGGCACAGGGACGCACGTGGACAGGAAGACGAAGTGCCGTCACCACCACAAGGACTTCGGCAAGATCAAGTGCCGCGGCTGTTTGCGGCGGTGGTGGCAGGGACGGGTCAAGGAACTGGAGGGTGACGATGACCAAGCGTGATCAGGCGCCGCCCCGTGTGCGGCTCGCCAAGCACGTGGATCTGGCCAAGGCCAAGCCCGGGTGCAAGCGGTGCAACGGCCGCGGGATCGTGGGGTACAAGAACGCCGACCTGGGCGACGGCAACGGGCCGCAGCAGATCCCGATCATCTGCCGGTGCGTGAGCCGGGCCGACGGCGGTGTCCAGCCCGACGAGTTCGACAGGATCATGAAAGAGGCGGCGCAGCAGATCGACGACGGGGTGTTCCACGAGCACCTCCTCGCGGACTTTCACGCGGCACCGGACGAGCAGAAGCCCCGGATCCTGGCCGCGTTCTTCCGGGACGTGGTGGACGACCGCAAGGCCAAGGCGTCCAAGGACGCGGTCAACAAGGTCCTGGAGCTGATGCACCGACGCAAGGACTGGAACGACCTTCGGGTGGCGGCGACGCGGATCCTGATGCGACAGGCCGCCGACCCACTGGCCGACCAAGACGCGCGGGACCTGGCGCAAAAGGCGATGGCCGCGTCCCGAGCTTCGATGAACTGAGGAGGACCACATGGCGATGCCAGAGATCAGAGTGTATCCGTTCGACGAGAACCCGGTAGGTTCGCTGCCCCTGGGCGCCGGCCACGAGCACGACGTGCGCCAGATGTCGGATAAGGGGTACGAGTACCAGACCGACGTGGGCGTGGTGGCTGTGTTCGACCTGGAGGGGTCGGTGGCCGGTGACGTGTGGACCACGATCCAGGCGGGCCTGGGACCGGCGGACGCACAGGGCGTGATCCCCGCGCAGTACAACTACGTGCGGGTCAACGGCACCAACGCCGGGGTCCTCAACGGCGCCGAGCTCAAGATCGCCGGCAAGGTTCTGTGATGGGGGGTCCCGCGAAAAGAGGCGGGGCCAAGGGCGGGCGCACCGCCAAGGGCAAGACGGACGACACCGGGTTCGTGGTGGACATCCGGGAGGTCCTGGCCAAGGCAGCGGTGATGACCGGCCGCTCCGTCGACGAGAGTCAGGCGATCAGTGCCCTGGACCGTCGGCGCGAGGTGTACGGTGACGCCGGCGCGGTGGAGCCACCCTACGACCCCGAGTCCCTTCTCAACTACATCGAGCTGACGCCGCACGTCGCGCCCAACATCGCCGCCTATCAGACCAATATCGAGGGATATGGTTTCCAGGCCGTGGTGTGCGAGTCGTGGATGGAGGACCTGGACAGCGAGGAAGCCACCGAGGCGATCCGCAACGCGCTCCAGATCGAGCGGTGGGTCGAGGAGGAGGAAGCCGCCCTGGACGCCGCGGAGAAGGCCGACGAGGACGAGCCGGATCCTGAACTGGACCCCGACGCCGGCGAGCCGGTGGACGAGGACGACGATGGGGAGGTCACCGACCAAGAGATCGACGACGTCCGCGAGCAGTTGCGCGTTGCGTTGCGCCGAGAGCAGTTCCTGTTCGAGGCGTTCTTCAAAACGTGCTGCAGCGCGATGTCGTTCATCAAACTCCGCCGGGTCACCCGGTACGACATCGAGGCGCACGGGTGGGGCGCGTGGGAGATGCTGACCGACGGCTACGGCCGGTTGAAGCGCCTCAACTACATCCCGGGCTACACGGTGCGGCCGCTGCGAGACGAGGGGGAACTGGTCGAGGTCACCGAGCCGGATCCGGTCACACCCTTGTCCGAGGGACGCGAGGTCCTGGTGCACCGTCGGTTCCGCAGGTACGTCCAGATCGTCGGGGACCGCAAGTCCTACTACAAGTCCCCAGGCGACCCACGGGTGATCAGCGCCACCACGGGCACGGTCTACAAGTCGGTCCAGGAGATGCGGCGCCCCGAGGAGGACGGCGGCGAGGGCAAGGATGCGAAGGAAGCGAACGAGCTGATCTACATCCCGCTCCACGATCCGCGCAGTCCGTGTCCGCCACCACGGTGGATCGGTAACCTCCTGGCCGTCCTGGGAGTGCGCGAGGCCGACGAGACGAACTACTTCTACCTGGACAGCAGCGCGATCCCTCCCGGGATCCTGTTTGTCGGCGGCGGCAAGGTGCCACGGGACATGAAGGACCGCCTCGAGCAACGTATGACCCAGGAGTTCGGCGGGTCCGAGAACCGCCACAAGATCCTGGTCGTGGAGGCGCACCCCATGAAGCAGAAGGGTGAGGAGCGCACCCTGATGCCCACGATGGAGTTCGAGTCCCTGCGATCCGCACAGCAGAGCGACGCCACCTTCACCAACTACGACGAGCGCAGCGCGGATCGGATCGGCGCCTCGTTCCGGTTGCCACCGATGTTGCGTGGCTACACCCCGAAGAACCTCAACCGTGCCACGGCCATCGCGGCGTTGTCATTCGCGGAGGAACAGGTTTTCGAGCCGGAGCGCGAGGACATCGACTGGGTTGTGAACAAGTACATCCTGCCCAGGATCGGCGTTGTCCTGCACCGGTTCCGGTCCAACTCCCCGCCGACACGTAGCCCCGAGGAGATCGCGGATCTGATCAAGGTGGCGGCCCCCCACGGCGGTCTTTTGCCCTACGAGATCCGCACGTTGCTAGGCGACGCGCTCAACCGTGGGCTGGCCAAGGTCGAGGAGGAGTGGAGCCGGTGGCCGATGCCGATGACCCTTGCAGGGATCGGGGAGGGCGGCCAGGTCGTACCAGAGGAAGGGGACGAGGAGCAGGTGGCAACGATGGCGCAACTGACCAACCAGCTGAACCAGTTGGCCAAGCGGGTCGAGGCGATCCTCACCGACGAGTTGCGCCAGGCCGGGTTCGACATGGACCTGTCAGCGGAGTTCCGGGACGTGGACGACCTGGAGGCGGAGGAGGACGATGAGTAGCCTGTTCGACGCCGCCAAGGATCCGTCAGTCCACGTCGGGGACTACTTCATCAACCTGGCGATCGACGAGGCAGGCGAGCCGCACCCGATGCGCCGCGTCCGTGTCGCCGAGGTGGACGACACAGGCATGATCCGCCTCACGTCCGCCATCTCTGGCCTCGGCGGTATGGAGCGGGTCGTCTCTCCTGCCACGCTGGGCCGCGAATACAGGAGAGATCAATGACAGCGGAGAAACTCACCAGCGATGACATCCAAGGGATCCTTAACGGGATGGACCACCCCGTCGTGGAGAAGATCAACGAGCTTGTGGACCTCGTGAACGCGGGCGGGATCATGCAGGATCTCCAGAGTGTCCTGGACGTGGGCAGTTCGGCGGTCATGTCCATGCCACTGGACATCGACATCGGCGCCCTCAACGCGCTCGACCTGATCGCGGGACTCGGAACGGTCCACGGTGCGTTCGACATATCGAGCATCGACGTGTACGGCCCGGCATACCCACCACGGGATCCAGGGGCCACCCTTGGGCCGTCCTCGTTCGCGGCTGGATTCCTCAACGACGTGTCGGGGTACGCCGCGGCCGCGTTGGCCGGCCAGTCCGAAGCGTCTGGATCCTACGCGATGACCCGAGGCGAGGAGAACGAGGCCAAGGGATGGGGCGCGACCGCCCTCGGCTACAAGTGCAAGGCCAACGAGGGGTATGCGCTCGCCATCGGCATGGAGTGTGAAGCGACGTACTGGAGCGCGGTTGCGATCGGCGGATTCTGTAAGGCGACCGCCGCCACTGCCGTCGCGATCGGCAACGGATACTGGAGCGGCGCCACGATCCGCTACCTGCAGGCCCTGGGGCAAGGGTCCTACAACTTCTCCACGGTCAACGGTTCCTACGGTGCGGCCCAGACCGGTGCGGCGGCGACACGGTGCGGGATCTGGGGCGGCCTCAACCACGAGATCAAGGCTGGTGCCACCGAGGCGCAGATCATCGGCGGTCGGACGGTGGTAATGGAAGCAACCGCCGACAGGTCGGTGGCCATCGGACTGAACGGGGCGACGATCACCGACCCCGACAAGGTGTACCAGCGCAACCTCAACATCTGGGACGACCCGGCCCAGGACGACGCCCTGACCCACATCCTGGCACGCGACCCCGCCACCAAGGAGACGAAGTACGTGGACAAGGGCGCGGTGTCGATGCACCTGGGCTACGGCATTACGGGCGACCGGCCCGGCGGCCTGGGGGCGACCGACACCGGCAAGCAGTATTTCGACACGACACTCGGCATGCCTATCTGGTGGGCCGGCGCCGGTTGGGTAGACGCGACAGGAGCACCCGCGTAGACGGGGGAAAGGACACGACATGCGAACCGACGACAAACCGAAGCCGCGCCCAGTACCCAAGGACTGGCCGCCGAAGGACGAGGACTAGATGGCAAGCGGCGGTGGTGGGGACACCTTCCCCGACGAACTGGACCCGATCACGGTTCCGTTGCCGATCCCGATCCCTCGGCCGCGCGAGGACGACCTCGTGGAGCTCACGTTCACCTTCACCAAGGGACTGGAGCGGCAGTACGGTGGCGGTGAGTTGGGTGAGGCGATGTCCGCGGCACGGTACGACTGGGCGTGTGAGGTCGCTGCCAACTCGTTCGGCCTGGTCGTCAACCAGAATACCGGCAAGCTGGAAGGCGCCTTGGCCATGATCGCCAACGCGGCTGCGAAGTACGCGGCGTTCCACCTGGCGTACACCAAGCAGGAGCCGCCACAACCCGTCCCGGCAAACCCTGGGGCGTTCACCCCGTTCTCCACCGAGGTTCTGACCGTGCTCGACGGCACCGCCGCGTTCCGTGGGTTCTGCGCCGGGGTCCACTCCCTGGACCCGGACGCGGTCGGCACCGTGGACGTCCAGTTCGGGCCGCTGTGGGGTAAGGGGCGCCCGCCTGGAGGGGACAAATGACCGAGCGCGAGTGGTACGACGGACCGTACCGAGTGATCGACGGCGTGGACACGCTGGGGCGCCGTCCACACCCCGCCCTCGGTGACATCATGGCCCACCGCAGCGGCGCCGTGATCCTCCGGTGTCCCAAGTGCCACGCGATGCAGTTCACCAGGGCCGAGGTGTACAACGCCAAGTCCTCGCCCACCCTGGACCGCCCGATCCACTGCGGCAGCGGCCACTGCAAGAAGTGCGGGATCTGGTTCACGATCACGAACGGGCGAGCAGCCGAGTGCGAACCTCCTGTACGACCTTCCCGTCCCATCCCGAAGAAGCTGGCCAAGGCAGGCGTCAAGCCGCCGCCCAAGCTCGAGATCGAACCCTCGGAGTCCTAATGCTCGGCGCGTACTCCACGCCCGCGAGCGGGTTCATGACCCTGGACCCTGTGGCCGACCTGGGGACCGACCCAGTGGTGGCGCTGTGGAAGGTGGGCGTGCGGGGCAAGGCGCCACTGGTCAAGGCCGAGGGGTACGCGATGGTCGTTATGGGCGGGGTCGGGGTGGTCCCGGTCCACGTCAACGCACGCACACTCCAGCAGGTCCGCCAGGAGGCCGTGAAGTGTCTCCCTATGGGGGAGGTCACGATCCTCCGTTCCCGGTTCAGGGGACGGCGCACGGTGTTTGAGAGGGTGGAGACGATCACCCCGATGCGACCAGCCGAGGCCGAGCTCAACGCCGCGGCGTCGATGGTTGGGCCGAGTGGTGTGCTGGTGGAGAAGGCCCTGTCCCCGCAGGATCCAGTGGACTCGCGCCTGATCGCCCAACGACTCGCCGGCCAGCTGCGATTCGCCGAGCGGGAGATCCTGGCGCCCAAGCTGGAGAAGTACGTTCGGCGCCTCAACATCGACTGGCCCAACCTGTCCGCCCAGGAGAGCGCGAAAAGACTGGCGATGATCCGGGGCGATCTCCGCAAGATGCTGGGGGC